CATTTATATCTGCTTTAAAAATCTCACTAAAACGCCTTACAAAGAAAAATAATGAAAAAAATCCATAAAATTCAAGAAAAAAAAACAAAAAAAATCCATAATGCAAAAATAATGAAAATTTTACATAAAATCTGCAAAAATAATGAAAATTTTGCATAGGGATTTATAAGGAAAAGTAAAAGGGAATTAATAGCAAGTCGCGGGCCCCGCCAGGTAATAAATCCAATTATTAAAAAAATGATAATGCAAAAAAAACAAAAATTTTACATAAAAAAATATCAATATATTTTCTTTAAAATAAAATAATGGTTGATATAAAACCCCATTTTATTTATGAACTTAAAGAAAATAAATTTTGCATAAAAAAAAGCAACCAACTTGCCAATTCATTAACTATATAGTCAATAAAAATGCAAGTTGGTTGCTTTTCGTGTAAAGGTAAAAGAGCATTAAAAATATAAGGTTATTATTAATAAAATTTGTTTGGTTATATTTCCTTAGTTAGACATTTTAAACAAGTTGTATTGTTGCAAGTTTTACCGCATTTATTGCATTTAAATTTTCTTATATTTTGTGTTCCTTTTTTCTCTCTTCTTTGAAATAATGACATATTGACAATTTCTTCATTTGTTTTAAATCCTATGTCCTCTTCGTTATCTTCGCTTTCTTCTTCGCTTTCTTGGCTTTCTTGGCTTTCTTCTTCTCTTTCAAAATCTTCATTGTTTGCATTGATTGCAAAATTATCTTTATACATATTAAATTTGTTAAATTGTGGCTTTGTCATAATCTCATTATATTTTTTCTTAAAAGTTTCAGTCTCTTTGTCGTCTTTATCTAAAATCCCTTTTTTTTGGTTCATTAAATACATAACCGATAATTTTTTTTTCTTACCGTCTATCACTTTATATTTTGCTTTCTCTTCCGTTCCAATTTCCATTCCGAATTCTTCTTTTAATAAGTTATTAAATATTCCTTTAATTTGTTTAGAATTTTTAAAAGGTGTTTTATTGGCTTTCATATAACTTTCTTTTAACATTGTATTTATATGTAAAGGGGTTAATTCTTTGTAATCTTCTTTTAATTTGTCAAAGTCAAGACCATAAAATTTATTATCAATGTTAATTTTATTATCTTCAATAAAGCCCAGTTTTTGAAAGAATTTTAATAAATGTTCCCACCTTTTAAATTTCAAATCCATAAATTCAAATGGCATATCACCGCTTTTTAATTTGGTATTTCTATACGTTGCATATTTTGTAAAATCAAATTCTATCTCGTTTAACATTTGTTTAAACCCCCTTACGCTTCCCAGTTTTTGTCTTTCTCTTTGTTCCCCATAATGGTAATTAAAGAATTCTTGTTTATTATGTTGGCTTATATCTTCTTTTGTGTGTTCTTTATCGTAATTATATTTTACATATTCTTTTATTTCTTCCTCTTCTATTTGTGGTTTATTAATTGAGGTATCCTCAATTTTCATTCTTATTGTTTCTTTTTCGTGGTGTTCAATATCTTTAATGTCTTCATATTGCCAGGTTTCAATACTATTCAATAGAATTTCTTCATCTTCTTCTAAGTGCAATTTAACTATATTTTCTTCTTTTAAATATCTTTTTGCAAGACCATTTAAACATAATTGGCTAATATTGCTTTCTAATATATTGTATACATTGATATTGTATAGAAAATTTAAATTATCAAAATTTTGAACGGTTTTTTCTTCATCTCCGAAAAGGGATTTTTTAAACTTATATTCTATATCCTCAACCCCTTTATATGTTAATGGCATATTTGAATATTCAAACCCCTTAAATTTATCATTTATGCATATATAAATATGGTTGTTTGTAAATTCTCTAATTCTTTTATGTGCTTGGATTGTATCCCTGAAATTGCAAGAACCTTTATTCACTGAATATATAAAGAGATTATCAAATTTATAAAGAGGGTTGCTATAACTAATACCCGCCGTTATTGTTGGGGTATAAATTAATAATTGGCATTTTGTCCAGCCTTCGTTTACATTAAAATTTAATGGTAAGGGGTTTTTGCTATCATAACAAAGGGTATCTATATTGTTTTCAATTGCATCATTTTTTATAGTTTGGCATAATGAATAAGAACCACAAACAACAACGCATCTTTTACCCTTTTTCAAAGTCTCTTCTATCTTCTTTGTAAATGTTCCCTTATTGTCCGTGTCGTTATATGTTCTTTGTTCATATTTAAAATTGTTCTTTAAATAAAGGCATTTTTTCTCTTTGATTTCTTCTTCTCCGATTACATCTTTAAGGAAATTAAAACTCCTTTGGGATAAATAAGCGTCCATTAATAATATTTTATTAGAGTTTTTAATTAGTTTAATTATTTTGTTTGCACCGTCAATAGGGTTATTTTTAATATACATTTTACCCATTAAATTGTTAGTTATTGTTTCGCTTTCATCAATAATAACTAAATCGTATTTGTCTTTTACATAGTGGATACTTTCAACACTGCATATAACCCTATTATAATTTTGTATTTTGCTTTTATCTTCTATATCTAAATAGTTTTTAAATCCGTATTCTTTAAAATCGCTTGACATTGCACAACTAAACGCCCTTTTACAACTAAAATATAATATGTTTTTATAATTCTTTTTATCTTTGAATACTTGTTTTAATGAATATGATTTGCCAGTTCCCATAGGAGATTTAATAGAAATTATATTGTATTTTTTAACATTTTCAACCATATTGAAATCTTCACATTCAATATACCTATTGTTAATCTCTAATAAATCGCTTTCAAATGTTGGCTTATCGTTAAATAATACCTCATATAATGATGAGTTATTATCCATATTTTTATTATAAATTTTTGCAATGTTATATAAAGTCGCCCAGCCATAGCCTTTATTTGTATTATGTTTATTATATTCTTCTTTTAGTTCTTCTTTTGTTGTTGGTTTATATTGACTGGTCCAATTAGCCCACAATTGCAAGCCTTCTTCGCTATTCTTTGTTATTTTACTTATGCAATAACCAATCAATTTGAAAACCTGGCGAGATACCTTTTTATTATTAGGTATACTATCTAAATAATATTTTAAACCGTCTTTTTTGTTGCCTTTTACCTTTGGCAATTTATAATTTGGACCAATTGCCAATATATATTCTTTAATAATTAACGCCTCATCGAATTTAAATGATACATTTTGACCGTTTGCACATTTAAAAACTTTCTTTTTATCGCTTATATCTTTGAATTTTTCCACATTGTAATAATAAATATCTTTTATGTCTAATTGAGTAATTAAAAACTCTTTTAAGGTGTCATTTTTATTGCCTCTTGGTGTTTGTTGTATTTTCTTAAAGGCTTTTGTTTGATATGGCAATTTAAATGCTTGATTTTCTTTATATGGTTGAAAATCTAAAATACCATTTCTTAAACATTCATATTTATCATTGGTAATAACTAAATAATTTAAGTTAGTAAAATATTTTTTTGCATCATCCATATTTTTAAAATAAAAACCGTTATTAATAACAATATGAAAGGAACATTTAATATAATCATCTTTTAACCCTCGACCATAAGAAACGCTCATATATTTTGTAATATCAAAATTTAAAGTTTCTTTGATTAATAATTGCAATGTTTCTAATGTCTTTTTATCGTCTTCTTCGGATATATACCGTTTATCAATATCAAAATACATTTTAAAAGGGTTTTTAGTATCAATAATTTCAAATAAATGATTGTTAATTTTCCAGGCTATCTTTTCTAATTCTTTATAGTTAAAATTTCCGTATTTTGTATATGTTTTATTTCCTTTTTCTTCGTCGTATTTAATTGTATATTCTCCTTGCTTTTTGCTTTTTATTGCTTCTTTCATTGGTGAAATATACTTGTTTTCTTTCTTTAATGCTTTCATTTTTTCCTTATTTGCAATATTAAAGAACATTTTTTTATTAAAATAAGTACCGCTTTTTATGTTTGTAGTCGTCATAGTTGTTGTTGTTTGTTTTGTCTTGGTTGAGATAGTATGCATTTCTTATATACCTATATAAGATTTTTTTTAAGTTGTTTTAATTTATTTGTTATATTTGATTTGAGGTAAAACGGAAAAAAAAATTCAATTTTATTTTTTGCCCCAAAAAAATCGATTTTTTTTGCATAAAGTAAAAAGCAATATTTTTTTAAGCATTTATCAATACCTAGGGTAAAAAACAATCTTTTTAAATGGGTAAAACTTGCAAATTTTCTGCCATTTTTTCAAAAAAATTTCAAAAAATTTTTTTTTTTATAAAAAACTTTTTTTTTTTAATTTTACAATGTAAAAAACAACCTTTGCAATGTAAAAACCAATTTTAAGTTTTTACTTTATAAAATATTAGTTTTTTCTATTGGCTATTATGTTATACAGGGAATATTAAAAATGGGTATATTATGTTATACAGGGGGTAAAACAGAGGGTAAAAGATGTTAAACAGAGGGTAAAAAGTAAAAGCAACCAACTTGCCATTTTATTAACTATGTAGTCAATGATTTGGCAAGTTGGTTGCTTTTTATTTTAGTATTTTTTCCAAAATAAAAATATAATTAGTAAGTATAAATAAAATGGTTGTTGAAGAAGAAATTTTTAATAAAGAAGTTGAAGCCGTTGTAAAGAAACCAAAAAGGAAGTTAACAGAGAAACAGTTAGCCAACCTTGCAAAAGGCAGAGAACGTATGAAATTAAAGAGAGAAGAAGCAAAAAAGAATAAGGATGCAAAAGCAGAAAAAAAAGTAATTAAAGAAGCAGACAAAGTAGCAAAAGAACAACAGAAAAAAAAGAAAGTAGACCATAAGGAGAAAAGGCGAACATTAAAAGAGATTAACGCAGAAAAAGAACAGCAAATATTGCAGAGATTACAAAAACAGGAAGAAAACAAGAAACAGAAGAAATCAGCCAGATTAGATTTATTTACATCTTTAAAGGTAAAATGTTTAAACAAAGCACAGAATGTAAATGAATATAATGAAATTAAAGATGCACTAGATGGAATAGATGAAGAAACACTACACAACGACGAAAAATTAAAAGATTATGCATTAAAGATAATGTCCCCATATATAAAGAAAAAAGATAAAACAGATAAAACAGATAAAACAGATAAAATAGATGAAGGAAAAACAGAAGAAAAATAAATATAATCTTATAATATAATATAGGAAAATGTCTAAAAAAAAAGAAAAAAATAAAGCAAAGGAGGATTTATCCATTTACCCAATTAAAATTGATGATGATAAATTAAATAACGGTGGAGATGGCAATCATTACCCTTTAAACAATCCAGTTCACTTGCATTTAATATGTGGAAGGGTAAAATCTGGAAAATCTCTGTTAATGAATAATTTATATTTATCAGGTAGATTTTATGGGGATGAATACAAAACTAAAATTTTGATTAGTTCAACAGCCCATAATGATGCAATTAATAAATATATGCTTCAAGACTTTGATTTTATATTTACAGATTATACAGATGATTTATTAGAAGAAATACTAGATATAATTAAACAAGATGAAGGAGATGGAAGGTTTTTAATAATTTTTGATGATATGATTAACAGTGGACAGAATTTTAAAAGAGCAGGTAAGACAGATTTATTAACACAGATTATAACAACATACAGGCATATTGGAAATGGAGAATTTGAAGGAAAACTAGCAATATGTATGGCTGTGCAATATTTTAAGCATCTTTCACCTATTGCTAGAAATAATTGTTCTGGTTATTATATTATGGGGCATTTTCCAGAAAATGAAATTAAAAAAATGTCAGAAGCATTAAGCATATTCGGAAGAGATAATAAAGGTTTTATTGATATTTATAATAAGAGTAGACAACAACCATACGATTTTCTTTATTTATCAGTAGAACATATGGAAGCAAGGAGAAATCACGACGATTTATTATGGAGTGAACAAGGCTTTAATTTTGATAGAGGAAATGGAAAGGGAGAAATAAAACAGGATGTTGATTTAGAAAAGGAAAAAGAAAAAGAAAAAATTGAAAATAAAAATGATAATAAATAATATATTAAAATTAAATTATGTCTTACTTTTCAGCAATGAGCCAATTTCAAGATGCTAATTCTGCAATACAGCAACACTCCCAGGATATACAGAAGGAAGCCAAAGACGCAAAGGCACAAACAATAGATGAAAAATTTAAAGCATTAGACGGTATGTTAGGTCAAGCAGGGGGGGGTTTAACTGGTTTATCAGGTGGTTTTCACGCTGGTAGGAAAATGTATAAAAAATATAAAACATTGCAGAAAACAGCAAAAGATTTAAAAGCAAAAGCACAAGCAGTAAAAGATAAAGTTAATGGCAATCAGAATACAAATAATGATAATGAAAACAAAGATAATACAGACGACCAAGGAAAAGCAAATGGACAGGAAGACGATAAAACATCTAGTACACAAACAAACGACCAAGCATCCCAAGGAAACAGCGATGATTTAAACAGTAAAAGTGCAACAGATGATAGCAAAAGTAGTAGTGGTGGAGATGTAGATAGTAAAGGCGATAATTCAGGAAGCAATACAGTTGATAGTACACAATCGACGGGAGGAGGTTCAGATACTAGTAAAGCACCAGATACTAGCACTGCACCAGATACTAGTAAAGCACCAGATACTAGCACTGCACCAGATACTAGCACTGCACCAGATACTAGCAGTGGTCCAAGTAGTGGAACATTCAGTAGAAGTGAACAGGGAGGGGATAATACAGCATTAGGAGGAGTACAGGATACAAGCGATACATTCGGTGGAGATGTTGGTTCATTACAACAACCAAGAAGTTTAGGAGGTTCAATTGTAAACACACCACAACCTAGCACGGCCCCAGCACCTGCACAAGCAAGCGGAACTGCCACAAATGGGGTTGGAGATGCTAGCATTGATAGTGCCAAATCTGCTGTTGATGGTGCTAGCCAATCTGCACAAGATAGTTTAAATGCTGTTAAAAGTGGAGGGGAAAATTTAATAAATCAAACAGCATCCAAAGTAAGCGACACAGCGGATAAAGCAGTTGATTTTGCTAATAATTTAAAAAGCAATTTAACAAATAAGGTATCTAGTGCAGTAGACGCCACGGCAGATTTTGGAGAAGAAGCCATAACGGCTGTTTCAACTGTTGCAGATTTCCTAGGCCCCATAGGCGAAGTAGTGGGTGCAGGTATTGCCCTAGGTGGTTTATTTAGCGATTTATTTGGTAGTGGAGATGATGATAAAAAGAAAGCAGAAGCACAAAGAACAAATATTACAGGCGGTGCAGGGGTGTCAACAACATCAATGGCTACAAGTCAAAATCAAAGTAATACTATTGGAACTTTGGTTTAAATTTTTGAAATATTAACTATTTTTTTTTGTTCTATTTCTAGATGTTCTATTTCAATTTCTATATCTTTTTCTTTATTTATAATGCAACAGCAAAAATAACATCTAATTTTTTTTATTATATTTTTCATTTTTTTTTAATAGAAATAATTTAGAAAATATTTATATAAAGTAAATATATAAAATGAATATTAATTTAATATCACCGACAAGCAATGGAAACAATTTTGTTGTAAGATTTAAAGAAGATATAATAATACCAGAAAGAAGTAAAGTATATTTAAATTTTGCTAGTTTATCTAGGGAAAATGACATTGAATTTTTTGAAGACCAAGAATTAACATTTCATATTTCGCAAGGTGATGTAAGACCCAGTTTAATTGAAGATACAAACGTAGACACTTTAAATCATTTTTTTCAAAATGCTGATGAAAAAATAAGTGTTCCTGCTGGTTCATATAATTATCAACAGTTATTTAATTTAATAACTAGAAATATTAATTTACAAATACAAGCATCAAATGATAGTGATTGTAGATTATATAGAGCAATAGCAATTGCTGATATAGACCAAACAGATGCACAAATACAAAGGGGAGAAGTTGATTTTTCATTAGGATTAATTAGGGATACATCTTCCCAAGGTTCTTCACAATATACCCCTTTTTCTATTAATACTTCACATAGTGTAAATTGCAGTGTGGATGCTAACGGAGATTTAGGCAGTTATATTAAAACAACTGATGATGATGTTGTTAGAAGTGGAGGTGGAAATAATGGCTATGGTACAACGGCTTCAAGTTCTTTTAAAAATTTTGTTCCTGGTACTTTTGATAAAACCCCTGGAACGTACACAGCAATACCTATGATTGGTGGAACTGGTACAGGATTAAAATTAAACGCCAATGTTTTAGCAACTGGGGGAATAAACGCTACTCATTTATTTGGACAAGGAACTTCTGACAAAACATTAGGAACATATACAGATGTTGAAGCAACAGGAGGGACAGGTTCAGGGGCTAAATTTAATTTTAATGTTATTGCTGGTTTTCCAATAACTATATCTGGGACTACCCAAGGTACAGCAGATAAAAATAACGGTGGATTTTCTGAAATTTTATTAACTGGGGGAACAGGAACAGGTTTAAAAGTTGATTTCACTGTTGTTGCTGGTGCTGTTAGTTTTGCAACTTTGACCCTTTTTGATGAGGGAGAAGGGGGGTATACTGCTGGTGATGTGTTAACAATCCCAAATAATCAAGGTATAGGAGGCACAGCCGATACTACAATTACTATTGATACAATAGGAAATAATGTTCAATTTTCAACGGTTGTGGTATCAGATGCTGGCACTGGATATACAGTAAACGACGAATTAACGCTTCCTTGTGGTGGAACAGCAGATACAACTATTGATGTTCAAACAGTACAATTACAAGTGGATACTTCATCTATTGCAATTAATGAAATTGGGGATGGTTATGCTGTTAATGATACTTTAACTTTTCCTAGTGCTTCAATTGGTGGAACACAAGATAGTACAATACAAATAAATAAATTAAATCAAGGAGCAGGAAAAGCAGTTTTTGATAATTATGCTATTTCAAATGAAAAATATTTTCACGCTGGTTATGATGATGATACTATTGTTGAAAAATTAAATATTATTAAATGTACAACATTAAACACAATAGAAGATATGATGGCTGAGGGCGGATGTGTACAAGTTGGTTTATATAGTACTAATGTTGCATTTGGTATAAATGATAGTGAAGGCAATTATCCTGCAAATTCAGCAAGCAGAACAAAAGACATATATAAAACAGTTGGAAATGCTACATTAAGTGATAATGGTAGTAATAGAATACCAAAGCAATTTCCAGCAACTGATTTTACATCAAATGAAAGAAATATGGGTATGTTTTTTAATGTTTCAGTTGATTGCAGAGGACCAAATGCAACAGCCCCTAAATTAAAAGTATGGGGTGCAATGAAAAGCAGTGGTCTACCAAATAATTATTTAGGAAGAGGTGTGCATACTTGGACTTCTCAAAATCAAACCATTGGAACTATGAAAAGTTTAATAGGTCAAAATTCAAGAGGATTAGATTTATTAAATATTTCTGGTGTTTCACAAGGTAATCAATTAAGCATAGGTATTCAAACATATTATGAAATGGATGATTTAAATTCTAAAAAATTATATTTTAGATTAATTAATTTACAAAATATAGATTATAAAAAGGGATTAAATGAACAAAAAGCCAACGTTTTATATGATAGTAAAGCCGACAATATGGTTCCTTCTTTTTTTACAGATGCTTTCTCATTAGCAACTGACCAAACAGTTATTAATTATGAAACACCCGCACCAAATGGAGCATACGGTGTAAATATACACACACAAGGCACAGCAGATAAAACAACTGGACATATTAGACACCAAGCAATAACAACAACAAACAGTGCTAATGGAACTGGATTGATACTAGATTATGATATTATAGCAGGTGCAATTGATTTTACAACAATAAAAGTTATTAATTCTGGTACACAATATCTGCCAGGAGATGAAATAACATTTCCAGCACACGGAGGAACGGCCGATACCGTAGGAACAATAACTTATTTAGGCAATGCATCTAGATTTAATAAAATAAAAAGTCAATATCCATTTAATGTAATGGTAGGAGCAACAAAAAAAAATGATGGTTGGGAAAGCATACAAATTCCATCAATTCCAGAACAAACGCCTAATGCTCCTAGAAAACCTGTTGGATTACTATATAAATATGAAATATCAGCAACTGATGAACTATCAAGATATTTAAATATTCATACAGCAGAAGACAGAAGAAATGGATTTGAAAGGGTTTTATTTCCTAATACATCAGATGCAATGAACCCTAATATTATTCATTTAGATGGAATGAATTTAGATTGGAGAAATGAAAGTTATTCTATTTATTTAAAAGAATTACCAATTAAAAATTATAAAAATAATGATAGAATAAATAATGGTGGATTTGCAAAAAACATTCTAGCAAATCTTCCTGTACCTTTTAGCGATGGACAAACTTTTAAAACTCAAACTAAATCAATGATAACTGCAACTTATAAACCAAATTATCAAATTATATCTAATCTTTATAACCAAGAAACAACAGTTAATAAATTTAGTTGTGAAATAAGAAAATTAAGAACAGATAGACCAGCAACAGAAATTCAACGCAGTGTTATTAACTTTACAATTGTTCCACCTGATGATTATAAAGGAAATTTAAATTCTGCAACAAATTTATTATGATTAAAAAAAAAAAAATAACAAAAACTTTTTTATTCAAATTTAGAAAAGAATATAAAAAAATATTGTATTATAATAAAAGACAATGGAAAAAAGGAAAGGCAAAAGAATTTTAAAAATTCCACTTTCAGTAAAACAAGAAACTAAAAATGAATGTTTCAGGAGTTTAGGAACACCCGAAGCAACTAGATGCATTAAAGCAGAGAAAAAAATAGATTTAGAAAAGATATTTATAAAACCTACATCAAAAAAAGCAAGTTCTAAAAATGTTTTTAACAATAAATAAATAAATAAATAATAAAAAGCAACCAACTTGCCAAATCATTGACTATATAGTTAATAAAATGGCAAGTTGGTTGCTTTGTTATTTGATTTTTTTTAAAGTTTTTTAAATAAAAAAAAATTATATTCTTATTATATATAAATTAAAATGGCAACTTTACAGCAACTTAGTAGTTATGATGATAAATTACAGCCCAATGCAACTGACATTCGCACTGAATACCTTGAACCTATAACTAGTTCAACTTATCAATATACTTTTAGACTAGACCAAAGCGGATATTTAGATATGAATAGTATGTTAGTTTTTAAATTACAAGGAGTAGGAGAAGATAACACACAACGTGTTAATATGTGGAATGGTGTTTTAGGTGGAATTAAAAGATGTATTTTTCAAGTTGGAGATAATATCATAAATGATGTTCAAGATGTATACAAGTATTCTACTTTAAAAAATATGAATATGCAACCATCAATGAGAAATAATTTTTTAGGACATTATTTAGGTAATTCTATGTGGTTTGATGTTATGAAATCTGCCGATGATGCACCAACCAAAACAAAAATTCAACAACCAACATACAAGGTAGCAAATGGGGGCAATGTTGGTTCAGTTGTTATTAATCACGCTAAATCTGGTGCTTATATTGGTAATCTTGATGGGTCTAATGGTCAAGTTATCAATTCTATGCCAATTGGAACGAATGTTAATGAAAATCACCAGTATGGCATTACACTAGGTATGCTTTTCCCAGCATTAAAAGGTCAGAAAATCCCTCTTTTCCTTTTTGATAAACAGAGAATTCTTTTAACTTTTGAATTTAATACTTCTGATGTTTATTGTAATCTTTTAAAAGATGCTTCCACTGCTTATAATGTCGCTGGACGTGGTATTTCTGCTTCTGGTGCTGTTATTCCTAATAATGTTAGAATGGTTATTGATTACATTGTTATGCCCACTGAGGTTCAGAATGAATTAATGGAACAGACACAGAAAGAGGGTGGATATCAATTAGAATTTTACGATGTTGTTAATGTTGAAAAAAATATTTCTGTTGGTGCTGATGGTGTTGAACAATCTATTGAACATAGAATAGGACAGAATAACCGTGAAGTACACAATATTTTTATGTGGAAAGAAAGCCCCGTAGGTTCTAGTGATGATGCCAATGCAAACCACAGAGGAGATGCTGTTTTTCTTGGTAGACAAGGTGTTAGAGGTTTTGGTTTAGAAGAATACAATTGCAATATTGACGGTAGAGATGAATTTGACCATTTTGTTTTTAATCCTTGTTCTCAGTATAATGAATTAAAAGCATCATTAGGAAAAGATTTACAAGTTCCCCGCCCAATGTTTATGAATGATGATAATACGTGTGCTTCGCGTCTTTCAACTCTTACTAGCGGTATTCTTGGACAGTTTAAACCTCTTTCTTTATCTTTAAGAAATGGTGAACCTGTTGTTGTTGGTGGTGGTAGAACGATTGGCAATTATCCTATTATTTGGAAATGGAAAAGAACAGCACACAATGCCGTTCTTCAAAATTGTGCTAGGGATGACCAGACAGTGAAAGTCAATTACTTTTGTGAATTATCCAGAGTGGCTAATATTTTAAATACTGGTAAGGGAATGAACGTGATTGTTAGTTATTAAATCTTTTTATTAGTTTTTTAAAAATATCATTATTTATTATTAAATATGGCTGAACCCAAAAATAAAACTTTATACGAAAAAGTTAAAAAAGAAATATATGCAAAAAATAAAAAACATTCTGCATATAGGAGTGGACAAGTAGTAAAAGAATATAAAAAAAGAGGTGGAACATATATTGGAGAGAAAAAACAAAATAAAGGTTTAACTAGATGGTTTAAAGAAGATTGGAGAACACAAGATGGAAAAAAAACATATAAAAAGAAAGGGGATATATTCAGACCAACAAAGAGGATAACATCAGAAACACCAACAACAATGAAAGAATTAACAAAAAAACAAAAGGAAAAAGCAATAAAAGAAAAGAAAGAAAAAGGGAGAGTTAAAAAATACGCTATTGACAAGAGGAAAAACAAAAAATAAAATATTATTATTATAATAATGGATAAAAAACCACTTTACAAACCTTTTAAATATACTGGTAATGGAAAGTTTAAAAAATCTGTTTATGTAAAAAATGAAAAAGGAAAACCTAAATTAATACATTACGGGCATTCAGATTATAGACATAACTATTCACCAGAAGCCAGGAAATCTTATTTAGCAAGAGCAAAAGGTATTAAAGATAAACAAGGAAATTTAACATATAAGGATAAAAACAGCAAAAACTATTGGGCGATAAAGGACTTGTGGAAAGGATAATAAAAATTAGAAAAAAGCAACCAACTTGCCAATTCATTAACTATATAGTCAATAAATCTGCAAGTTGGTTGCTATTTATTTTTTTAAGATTATATTTTTTTTTAAATATCTTAATTATTATTAATTAAAGAAGAAAGATGAATACTTTTTATGTAGATTGCAACAGACAAAATAGTATGTACCAAGATAACCAAAATAATGAGTGGACATACAAATTAAACACTGAAATGTTATTGCCAAAAGGTACCAGTATACAAATACAAAATTCTTTTATTAATAAAAAGGGTATTACAGGTGGAAGTATAGAAATTGAAGAAGATTATATTGATAGTATTAAATTTTATAAATATATTACTGAAACACCACAAATTCAACCAGTTGCTACATATACTGACCCTTCTACTCCTTGGTTTAGAACTACTTTACACTGCGACCCACACACATTTAAGGGACATTTTAGAAATTCAATGTTATATCCAAATGGGGTAAATGATGGAACAGCAGATGATAGCGGACATTTTAACCGTATTATACAAGGAGAAAAAGCACCAGTAATTAATTATACAGATAATGGAACGAGCAATCAAGCAAAATTTAAAAATTATAATACAACATTAAAAACACCAGATTTTGGAGCATTTGGAGGAAATAGTCAAATATTACCACATTTTAGATGGACGGCTAGTTCCCAAGGTGGGGGCGGTCGTGTTGTTCCAAAGGCGGTTTTTCATACATTAGATTTTAAAGTTCCAAAGGGTGTTTATGGCATTGGAGAATTAGCCCAGTTAATAGAAGACCAAATGAACGGTGTAAAAGTATATGATAGAGAAAATGATTTATTATTAACTAGAACAGATTTTGAAAATAGATTAATTGGAGGTTTTGCAAATGATTTAGAAAGATTTGATGGAAATTTTGAAAATAGACCTTTTTTACAAAATATTAATTTAGAAAGTAGGTCAACAACAACAACAAATAAGCAACCAGCAAATGGAGATGATGGATTTTTAAATATGACAGATTATTTAGATATGGTAGAATGGGAAAGAACACAATTTCAAGATATAGGACATAAACCAAACCCAGTAGGCGGAGGAATTGGGCAAGATTGGGACTGGGACAGTATGAGTGGAGCAAATCCAGTGGACAGAGGACAACTAGGACTTAGTCCTATAAAACCTTACTATATTTTAAGAGACAGTATAGATAATGGAATTGATATTACATATCAGAATGAAAGTGGAGATAATAACTATATTGGAACCCAACATACCGCAGATGATGATTTAACAGCATCAGAATATTGGAATTATAGAAATGATTATATTGATAGTAAAAGAACTAGAAGAATAGGAACATCTAATTTTTCATTAAAATATGATAGTGAGAAAAATGGTTTTTCAATTAATGGTTTACATAATGTTATGAGGGGTCCATCTCACGATAGGTTTGGTGGAAAAAATGCTAGTGCAGGTCAACCAGTTATTAATTTTAAAAAATGCAGAAGGGGAGCATTTAGACAAATTGATATTACAACTGGGACAGGAGATGACATAATAAAAAGAAAAAAAGATGTAGCAACTATAATTGGAAATTTAAATATTCCAGAAACAAGAGATATGGGAATTAGTATTACTAATTTTTCAACTAAATATAGTACAGGTGAAGGAGTAAGAACCAATAATGTTATTAATCCAGATAGCGGAAGATTTCAAGACTGGTTTACTACTAAAAATGAAGCAAAAGAACAATGGAAAAATACTATATGGTTTAAAATGGGTTTTACTTATGAACAATTAAATGAACCAAATATTAAAACACCGCAATATACTAGGGGGTTTGCTGATGTATACGGTTTTACAACAAATGCACCTTTAACTAATGATATTATACCTACTATATCTAGTTTAAATAATCCTTTGGAGTTTAACGCCCCTGGGGCTTCTGATAAAGCACCAGAAATTGCAGGATTACAAATTTTTAATAGTAATACAAATCCTATGCCTTTTTCTGACATAACAGTTGCAAATGTGCAAGGGTCTTATGCAAATTCAAATTATACAGAAGCGGTAATGGTTCCTACTATTATTTCTGATGTAGGGGGAATTGTTGGTTCTAGATTACCTACATTATCAACCCATCCATATTATTTAATAACATCTGATATATGCGATAATTACAAAGATAATGTTAAAAAAGGGGATGTTTTACCATTATTAGGGGTAGTGGGTAAATCTAGTTTATCTAATCAAGATTTTATAACTAGTGAAAATGACATTGTACAAGTATTAAGCCAAGATAAAGTTTTAAATAAAATACATTTAAAAGTATTAAACCCTGATTTAACAGCACCAGACCTAGATGCAAACAGTAGTATTGTTTTAAAAATAACGGTACCAAATAGAACCCCCGCAACTCTTCTTCCTCCTCCTTTACAAAAACAAATGGCTGAAAAAGGGGAACAATTAGTAGGTTTATAATTTTAAAAAATAAAAAGTTGATTTATTAAATGACAATATCGACAAGCGAAGATACAATATCGACAAGCGAAGATACAATATTAACATTTGAATACCATAAACAAAATGAATTAAAAGCAATAAGGGAATATATAAAAAATTCTTGGTCTAAATGGCATATTGAACAATATATTATAACTGATAATAAAGATGATATTTTGCATTTAGAATGGGCTATAAGACGTGGACTAGAAGAACATATAGAAGAATTAATAACTAGACAATAATTAAAATGTTTTTTATATATATAAAATGATTGAATATAGCGGTTGCAATTGTGGATGTAAAAAAAACATTATAGTTCATACTAAAAGTAATATGAAAGACCCTTTTAACCAAGATAAAAAAATTAAAGATAAACAAAAAATTAATATTAAATTTATAACTAGCAAAAATAAAAAAATAAATCCATACTAATCAAAATTTAGTATGTTATTATCTATTTTAGGTTTTTCTTTTTCTTCTTCTAGTAATGTTTTTTTTTTATAGTATTTTTCCATCATTGGTGCATCATAAGTCTGACCGATAAAATTTGCAACCTTTTTTTTTTCTTCTATGCTTTTATTTTGATTAATAAACCAGGTTAAAAAAATGTGCCTCATAAGGTTTACTGAAAGTTCTTTTCCAATTATTTTTCTAGATTGATATTTTAAACAATCTGTTATATTTGGTTGTGTCATACCTCTTCTTTCTTTATTTGTGAATAAAAATGTTTCTTTTTTATTAGTAATAAATTTAGTTCTTTCTTCTAAATATATTTTTAAAATATTACTTAGTTTACTATCTTTTGCAATTGTGTTTTCTTGTTGTCCAAGGTATTGACTTGTTTTATATTGGTTAAATACTATTTGATATGAACCATCGCCATTATCCATAATATAATTATGTTCTTTTGATAGTGAGGATGCTTTCCTTTTTTTCTTTTCTCTAATTTTCATATATTGATAGTTTCCAATTCTAGTTGGAGGTAATAGAATATATAAACCTAGTAATAGAAAATTTCTAACAAACATATATTTTTGATACTGATTTTCTTTTTCTTCTATTCCTGGTTGAAATTTATATTCATAAAATTGCACATATTTTTCTTTTAAATCTTCATAATCAATCCAGTTCTTTTTTTCACTTTCTGACATTTCATTTTTTTCTATATTTTTTTGATTTTCTAAACAATATTTTTTTAATAATTGATTAAATGGTTCTACTTGGGACATATTACCATTTTTATATTTAATAAACAGTTTAACTCCTAAAATTGTTTGTATTTTAGTATTTAATTTATAATCTTTCATTGTTTCTTCAAATTTTTTTATATCTGCTAAATCTGATAATTTAATATCATTAATATCTTTTTTTAATATTTTAGCCATTCTTGCTAAATTATATTTCATTGTAGAATAGGTAGAAGCGGATTTATTAGGGTTCTTTTCTTCATAATATTCAACTAAATCTTCAATAGAAATCATATTTATTTTTAATTAATAAATAAAAAGATTTTAATTTTTAAAAAAAAATGTAATTAATTATTATATTTTTATGGATTTTATAATGGAAAATGTAATGGAAATAAACATTAATGAAATGAATGAAGCAAATGTTTGTAGAATGGAAAATATAACAGAACAAAAGTTTCTAGAACTTGCAGAAGATTTTAAAGGGATAGTATCAGAAAAAGATGATGAAATTAAAAAAATAAATAAAGAATTAAATGATTTCAAATTAATGATTTATAAATTATTAGGTATTGTTTCTTTTGTTGAAGATATTATATTACAACTAGACATAGGACATTATCAACAAACAATAGAACATAATTTAGCATATATTACAGAACAAATAAAACTTTTATTAACATTTTAACATTCTAAGTTAAAATCAGTTATTTTTTCTATTAAATTTGCTATAAATCCTTGTTCATCATCTTTTCCAACATCATTTTTATCAGTATTAGTAAAATTTTTATTATTATTCATATCTTCAATAATTTCATCTAGTTGTTCAACTACAAAATCTAAAAATTTTTTATGTCTATTCAATTTCTTTCTGAATGTTTCTTTTGAAGTAGTTAATTGAAAAACAGTTTTTGCAGTAGTTGCGTCCATTTTGAAATAAGTTTAATATCATATAATAAAGTTTTTTTAAATTAATCAATAACATCTGTTCTTTTAATATGTGTTAATTTTTTTTTTAAATCTTCCATAACTGAATTATTTATTCTTTGGGCTTCTTCATCAAATTTAACTTTCTTTTCTTTCTTTTCTTCTTCTTCTTTAATTGTTTCTAGTTGTTTTTTACTTTCAATTATTTTATATTCTTGTAATTTTTCACTTTTTCTTAAACATACTTTTTCTAAAATTTCTAATATTTTTTCTTTTGAATAAAGATTTAATATTCTTTTTATTTTTTCACACGTGATACAATGATTTTTAAAAATTCCTGCATAATCCTCTTGGCATAAACAACAGTACATTTTATTATATTCTTCTTTTAGATATTTATTTTATTATTTTAAGGGATATATTGAAATCTATCTCAACCTAATTTGAGAGATAAGAAAAAGCAACCAACTTGCCAAATCATTGACTATATAGTCAATAAAATGGCAAGTTGGTTGCTTTCTTAAAACAGCATCAAATAACAACAATTTTAATACAAAATAGAGAAATAGGGTGAAAATAAGGGAAAATTAAATAAGATAATTAGTGCATTCTATATCAACCTAATTAAGATTTAACAGAAATATTAGCAGTCATAGTCTGAGCAGACCCAGAAGAATTAGTATAAGAAATTCTAACATATCTAACATCAGAACTAACTAATTTGTGGAAATCACCAGAAGAACTCATAGTAATATAATCATCAGTTTTTTCAATCCAGTTTGAATTATCTAAACTGACTTGAACTTGTATACTACCGCTAGTATCAGTTAAATTACCAAAAACGGAACAAGAACGGCTACCAGTGATATCAACACTAGATGAATTTTCAGTAGCACCATCAGAAACACTAGCACCACTGATAACAACGGTATTAACAGCGGAAATTGTACCAGCAGAAACGGAAAGGGTGCCACTTAAAGAAGCACTAATAGCATCTAAAACAAGTTTTGAAGCATCTAAAACAGTGTCAATTTCACCGTTTTTAGTTAAAATATTATCTAGAACAAGTTTGGAAGCATCTAAAACAGCATCAATTGCAACTAAATCAGTATGGTTAGCAGTAATAAGAGCATTGCAAGAAGTTTCAATTTCACCGTTTTTAGTTAAAATATTATCTAGAACAAGTTTGGAAGCATCTAAAACAGCATCAATTGCAACTAAATCAGTATGGTTAGCAGTAGTTAATGCACTATCTTTGCATTGAAGATTACCTGAACTATCAACGGAAACAAGGGTGGCTACGCCCGAACTTACACCAACAAGAGAGAATGAAGACATTTTTTAATATTATAATCTTAATATAGATTTTAATTTTTAGGATTGTAAAACAAAATATAAATTCATAGTCATTTGAGCATTAATATTGGATATTCTAACATATTTAGGTGGACAATCAATCAATTCATTAAATTTATGAATTCCACCAATATTTAAATTATATAATTCATTCATTCTAAAAAAGTTAGTTCCATTATCAGAATATTCTAGCATTAAATTATTATTAGTATTATTATATCCCCATATTCTTAATTGTCTATATTCTCTGCAATCAATAGAAGCACTGTCTTGATTTTGTGAAAGGGTAATATTTAAAAGTGTTAATGTTGTTTTTGTAAAAGAAGAAATAGCATTAGTATTTAAAACTCCATTATTATCACAGGATAAAGTTTGTAAAATGTTGTTTGCATTTTTTGCTTTTATTTTAACACTCATAATTTATTTAATAAATAATTAGATAAAAAAATTTATTTGAAAAACTTAATCAGTTGGTAAAACCAATGGGAGTTCATCTTTACCACTTATAAAAAATTCGTTATTATAACTTTTATTACTATCCCTAGTAAAATCAATTAATTTAAGGTATCCAATAACACTCACTGACAATCTATTAATACCAGTAGGTACAGTATTTGTTTTAGCACTAATAGTAAATCTTTGTGTTTCTGGAATAACCCAATCAACTTCACTATTTAGAAATGATGTAGAATGTAATTGAAATTTTTTAATTCTTTCTTTTGTTAAATTTACACCACCTAAACCAGAATGCCATTGGAATTTATTAAAGTATACATCGCATTCATCTTCACAATAATAATTGATAGATATTTTTTGAATATATAATTCAAACCCCTTAGGTACACAATAAACTGGATTATGAGAAATACCATTATTTATTTCTATAATGCATTGAGGGTTTGTTTCTCCTCCACTTAGTGTTCCAGATGTATCATCATTATATATTTTAATTGTTCCTCCATTAGTCAATAAATTTCCAGCATAACGAACTTTTGCACTGTTAATTTCAGTAAATTGATTTAAACAAGAAACTTCATTCATACCATTTAATAAAATATTTTCTTTAATTTCATATAAATTAGCATTTAAACCATAAATTTCAATTTGATGGGCTCCAATACCAGTATTATTAGTATCAAATGTAGTTGCACTTTTAACTTTAATATTATTACTTTTATGTGTATGATTATTTTTATCTATATATCCAGTAGTATTTATTGCATCACCATATAATAAATATTCAGTATTTGTTAAATCACCTTGTGCTGACATATTCCAAGGAGAAAGACCTTTAAAAGTTTTACTCTGAATATCAGTTTTAAAATCTCCAATATTTTTTACTGCTAGACATAAATCATCTAGTTCAACTAATTTATCCCTTGATATATACCTATCAATAGGAATGTCTATTGGTTGTGCTGAAAATCTATAATGTAAATCATTTATTGAATTAGGATTATTTAAAACAAATGAAATGAAATTAAAATTTACTCTGACATTATAGTTAAAATCATAATTTATATCATCAGTTCCTCCACTAGAACTTAATATAGATGTATTTATTTTTATTTTTCTAAAATATAACATTTCATCAATATTTGTATCTCCGCTTGTCCATAGTATATTTCCTCCTGTTTTTTGGTATGGTTCACTATGATGATACATTTTTAAATAAATAAAAGGTTGTGGATTTGTATTGGTATCTTGTGTTAATCTAAATGTTATTTGAATTGAATTATTCCCAAAACATTTTGTAGAACCTAAAAAAACATCATTTGTAGATAAAAGGAAATTTCCATTTGAAACAATTTTCATTTTTAATTTACAATATATAAGATTATAATATTTTTATAAATAAAATTAATTTTATAAAAAAAAATGTATTATTATTATATAAATTAAAATGTCTAATCCAGCATCTCAACCAGTTCAACAAAACCAGCAGACAAACAATGCAAAATATGTTTCTATTATTCCAGAAAACGGTACATCTTTTGTTGAAGGACAAAAGATAATTTACAATCTTGACCCTTCCCTAGGATGGATTAAAGGTAGGGACAGTTATTTAGTTTTTGATATTGAAAGCACGGGAACTGTTCCTATTAAACTATGTCTTAGAAAAGGTGGTATTTCCAGTGTAATTAAACAAGTAAATATATTTTCAAAACATAATGGAATGTTATTAGAAACACTAGATAATTATAATCAGTGGACAAGTGCAGAAATGGAATATGCTAATGATGATACTACTAATCTTTCCAATATTGAAGGTGCTAAACCATATCAGCAACCTTGGAGAGGTCAAGAACCACATATTAATAATGTTAATCTTCTTACTAATTATAAAAATTCTTTCCACGAACCAGTTTTACATAAATTAAGTGGACATACAACAGCCCTTGCTGATATGAGAACTGCTGTTAGGTATTGTTGCCCTCTTAGAAGTGGTATTTTTAGACATTGGGATACTGAAAAACTTGTTCCTATTTTACAACTTGGAGGTCTTAGAATTGAAATTGTCCTTGCTCCTTCTCTTGAAGTTTTAGATATGCCTTGGACTGGTTCTGATATCTTTAATGGTGGTCATCTTATGCCTTCTATTTGCGATAGTGGCGATGCTCCAACCCCAGTGAAACTAGAAGACGCCTTAACTGCTCAACCTATTATTAATATTTCAAATATTATGGATGCTTCCCAATGTGGTTTATATGTGGGACAAGGTGTTTCAGTTAAATGGACAAATGGCGGTGCCCAGGCATTAGCAACAACAATTAATTCTATTGACCAAAATGGTGCTGGGGGACGTGTACGTCTTACCCTAGCAGACAATCTTACTAGTGCTATTATTGGTGGAACTGGTAAAATACATATATTAGATGCTGATATTACCGCTGATAATATTAAATATAGAATTGTTGGTTCTGAATTCCGATTACTTCAAGAACAGCCCCCTAATGATAAAATGGCTAATATGGATTATGTTTTTACAAGTTATGATTTATTTAGAGATACTATCCCATCTACCCAGACTAACTTTAACCAAGATATAACAAGTGTTGCTAGTAAGGCTGTTTCTTTATTTACTATGTATGAAAGCCCAGCCCACGATGCAATCCTTCAATTTCCACTTCAAAATTATTATGATGGTCAATCTCCATCTGGTGAAGGTGTAAATCTTAATAGTGTTGTTTACTTTATTAATAATAAACTTTATCCTCTTCGTGCTTATAACCCTGGAAAATATGGCGACCGTGTAATTGTATTAAATGAACTTGTAAAAGCCTTTAAAACTATTGGTGTTATGCCTAAATGTCTAGGAAGTTCTGAATATGCCGATTTAGGAGAATATACAAATAAATTTATGCACGCAAGAGAACTAGCAAGAGGACAAAGTGTTTTTAATTTACAGAATGCAGAACCACAAATTCGTTTAGGTTTTAGCGGAGCAAGAGGAACTAATGTTTGGGGACAACCAGTTGGCAATCTCAAAATGTCTACATTTGTTTTTAGTAAAAAAGTAATTCACATTGACGGAGAAACTGGATTAACTCTTGAACATTAACTCTTAAAAGTCGTTAATGTAAAAAACATTAAATTAATTCCAAGAAAGCAACCAACTTGCAGATTTATTAACTATATAGTTAATAAAATGGCAAGTTAGTTGCTTTTATTTTTATTTTTTTTTTTATTTTTTTTTTAATTTAGTTATTTTTAATTAAAATAAAATGTCTTATTATTATATATAAATTAATTATGCCAGTTAAGAAACTTAATTTCAGTCTTTCCCCTATTAATGATAATCCAACCACATTACAAAATGGTAATATTTCCGATGGTTTCTCTCATAAAAATGGTTTCCCAACTGTTAAATTTAGTATCCCAGCCCAGGATGTTTTACTAGATGTTTCAAATCTTTATTTATCAGGTCAAATGATTGTAGTTCAACCAGATGGAACAGGTATTTCAACCCCGACTGCTAGTTTAGATAATTATGATGTGAACAATGGTGTACAAGCAATGCAGAGGCAGAATTGCATTAATACTGGTAATTGGAACGGTGTTGCATCTGTTATTGATAAAGTAGTTGTTCAGAGTAAAAAAACACAAACTGAACTTTCTACTATTATAAATTATAGTGGATATAATGCATTAAAAATGGGTCATAAAAACAATGATGATGATTATTTACAATCTGCTTTTATTAGAAATATGGCATCTGGTGTAAATCACGGTTTCACTTCTCGTCATACTATAAATTCTCCATCTTTGGCGGATTGCAGGTTAACTTCTAATTTACAAAAACAAGTGGGTAATTATTTTAGTATTCCATTAGATGTTGCACTTCTTCAATCTCAGAGTATACATCTTGGCAATGATTTTGCTGGTGGTTTACTTTTAACTATTCATCTTGCACCTGATAGTGCTGTTTTCCATTCTAGATATAGAAAAATAAACGTTGGTACAACTAATGCAGATATTACAGGTGTTTCATATATTCTTAAAAATATTAAATTAGAAGGTAAATATGCAATCCCCAGTGCTGATGATTTAAAACAATATAACCCAGTTATAACAATGAATAGCCGTGTCAATTTAATGAACGATATTGTATCTAGTGAAAATAGCAATACGTATACACCACAATTGCAGATGGTCAAAGGTGTTGTTAATACTTTCTTAGATGATAACCAAGCAAACAACTTTTTACAAAATCAGACTAATTTTAGGGTTCCTTGTGGTTTAATTGAATATCAGCAAGGCAAAAATAACATTAGATATCCTTATGATTACCAAACTAAACAAGTGCCTTCTCCTCAAACGCTTAATATGGTAGCCAATAATCCTACACTTCCTATTATGTCTAGGGGTGATAGTGAGTTAAGATTACAATTTGGTCGTGCTTTACTTGGTGGCTCTTTATCTAGTCATACTAGTGCATCTGTTAGACTTACAAACGACAGTTTAGTTGGTGATTATGACACAGATGAAGCAGACAGCAATACAGTTCAGAGAGGTGATAATACCCATCCAGATTTACTAGGCATTGGTGCAGATTTCAGCAATAACCTTGGACAAATTCAAAACTTTGTTAACCAAGATTATGAATTAAAGGTTTCTAGTGGAATTAACAGTGGAAGAGCCAATCTCCCTCAAACTAGGGCAAGTAGAATATCTGTTCAAGAAAGTTATTTACGCAATTTCAGTCAGATAGATTTAAGAAATCTGCAAAAAGTACAGTAATTAATTTTTTATCACTTTTTTTTTTTATCTATTTTATTATTATAAATTAAAATGGCTAAGTCTACATTATCCTCAGATTATAGAAAGGGTTTAGGAAAGAAGGTTAAAGATATGACAGAAGAAGAAAACAAAGAATATGTTAAATTAAGACAAAGAGACAGTAGAGCAAATAGAAAACAAGGAATAGCAAGAGTTAAAAAAGATGATAAACCAAAAGATAAAAAGATGGTTGATAAAAAAAAAGTTGATAAACCAGCAGAACCAATTGATAAAAAGATTATTAAGAAAGCAACAAAGAAAGAAAGTATTGATAAAGGTACACATACAATGCCAGACGGTACAGTGATGACAGGTAAAACACATAATAAAGATAGTAAACCAGTTAAAAAGAAAAAGGAAGCAGTTAAAAAGAAAAAATCAAAAGTTAGTAAATTACCAGTTGTAGGAAAAGGAGGAAGAAATAAAGGTAATATTGATAATGATAAATTAAAATGTTTTATGCTTACTGCAAAGAATGGGGGGAAATATAGAACTTGTGCAACAAGAAAAGGTATGCCAAAAAATCCACCTAGACAACAAGTAAGAGATAAACCAAGACCAAAAATACCAAAAGAACCACCAAGAGTAAAACGATATATTAGAGCATATAAAGATGCAAAAGAAAGAAGAAAAGACCAATACCAAAGAGATAAAGCACTTGGAAAATTTAAAAAAAAGAAATAGCAACCAACTTGCCATATCATTGACTATATAGTTAATAAATCTGCAAGTTGGTTGCTTTTGGCGTTTTCTTAGGTATAAATAAAAATCAAAATATAATTAAAATAAAATAAATAAAATCTGTTATATATCATATAGTATAAAAAGAAAAAAAGAAATTCAAAATGGATGTTTTACAAGTAAATGATACTTACCAACCAAAAACAGAAACAGATGATGATATTAAAAAAATGTTTAATGAAAACATTTATTCAGCCTTAGAGGATGCAATGAGCATTAAAACAGATGATATGGACCCAGAAGACTTTAAAAACCTAGTCCTGTTCATCTTAAATTTTAAATGTAATTTAATTTAAATAAAACAATTTAAAAAAAATCTATTATAGATTATATAAAACTATAATTAAAAATGGCTTCTCCATCTAGTATGTCTGAAACTGAATTTAATAATATGAATATGAATGATTTAAAAGAAAATTATTTAAGAATGTTTAATACATTGCAAAACAGAAGGGCTACCTGTCGTAAATCTTCTAAACAATATTATAATAAAACATTTAAATTAAATGATAATCCAACAGCAGAAGATATACAAAAGCAAAAAAAGGTATTAACAAAAAGGGATAATTACCAAAAAACATATTATGAGAAAAACAAAGAAAGGATTAAGGAAAGACAGAGAACATATCGGCTAAGGAAAAAAGAAGAAGAAAGAGAAGAAGAAACTAATTAATTTTTTATATTTTTTTTTATTTCGTTTTATAGAAACATATATAAAACACTGTTTATTTTTTAACTTAAAATAAATCTATTTAGTTTATATAAAATAGCAAATGTCAATATGGAGACGAGAAGAGATACATTATCGACGAGAGGAGATACAAAGGCAGAATTTAGAAATTTAATAATGAAAAAACTAGAATTGCAAGAAGAAGAGGTAGACGATGTATTAAAATCAACTTTATATTCTTTTAAAAAAGAAATAGAAGAAATAGGAGGCGAAGATTTTATTAAATCATTTATGAAATTAAAATATAATAAAATGATTATTTATGATAAAACAGAAATAAATAAACAGGAAATAATAGAAGGTGAATGCATAAGAGAAAAAAACACTTTTGATAAAGGGTTTAAGTGTATTTGTGGTAAAAAACATTTAAAAAATTTACATTTATTTAAACATCCAAAACTAGAAAAAGAAAAATTAATTATTGGTTCTAGATGCATTGAACAGGTAAAATTATTAAAAAGGGTATATGAAGATAATGAAGAATTAAAAATGAAATTTGATAAAATTTTAAAAAAATTAAAAGCAAATGAAAAGATTTTAACTCATAAAAACTGTTTAAAATGTGGTGAATTATCCATTACAAAAGATTATGAATATGAAAATGAAAATAGAAAAAATTTTTGTTCAAATTGTATTGTAAAAAAAAACTATATGTATTGTTATCATTGCAATAATAAAAAAATTAAAATTGAAAAGGATTGGTATGGTAATTTTAAAAAATATTGTTATCCCTGTTATACATCTTTAAAAAAGTAAAACACCTGTATAACACACCTGACAAAATTTTTTTTCCTTAGACTATATTTTAGTTGATATATAATTTTAAAAAATAATTTAAGCATTCTTTAATATATGTATGTATATAAAAAGGCGTTTTATCTCAACTAACAAAAAACGAACAAAAAAACAACAGTCATTATGTCTATTCAAACAATGCAAAACAATAAAAAACTTTATAAATTTACTTATAAAGAAGATGAAAAGAAACAATTAATTAAAATGATGCAATACGATGGTAATTTATTATTTAATGGTATTTTACCATTAGACTTAGAAGTAAAAATATTAAAAATGAATGGTTATGAATATAATTATGATACAAAGGAAATTATGCAACCTTTACAATTTAGATTAATTAAAAGTCTTAAAATACCTAAAAGAATTTTACTTATTGAAAATGATAATTTTTTATATTTATCTAATGGAAATAAACCCGAATATTTAGTGGAAACTTTAATCACTGATAGAAATAATAAACTTACAAAAAAAAGATTTAGTAATCAAAATAATAAATATTTACTTGATTTATATTATGATGGTGGATGTTTAAATAAATATTTTGGACAATGCAATAAGAAAACATTAAAAGGAATGCAAACAATGGAAAAAAAAGCATTATTAATTCAAATTATTAGAAAATATAACATTGCATATTATATGTGTGCAAAAAACATAGAAGAAATGACAGTTAACGCAACAATGTATTATAAAGACCAAAGAGATGAATTAGAATACGGAGATTATGAAACAATAGATAAACAATATACAATTGCAAGACTTTTTAAAATAATTGATGATTATAATAAAAAAGTAAATGGCGATTTAAATAAAGTAAAAAAGATGAATAATAAACAATTAAAAGAATTCTTTTATTCGGACAATTAAAAAAATAAACAACAATAAACATTAATATATAAAGCCCCTTTCATTAGGGGCTTTTTTACGTTATTTTAAAAAAAAGTAAAATACCTGTATAACACACCTGGCAGAATTTTTTTTCCTTAGATTATATTTTTGTTGATATATAATTTTAAAAAATAATTTAAGCATTCTTTTATATATATATGTATATAAAAGGGCGTTTTATCTCAACTAACAAAAAACGAACAAACAAAACAACATTCATTATGTCTATTCAAACAATGCAAAACAATAAAAAACTTTATAGTTTTACTTATAAAGAAGATGAAAAGAAACAATTAATTAAAATGATGCAATATGATGGAGATTTACTATTCAATGGTATTTTACCATTAGACATAGAAGTAAAAATATTAAAAATGAATGGTTATATTTATGATTATGATACAAAAGAAATTAGACGCCCTTTACATTTTTTTTTTATTGATAATAAATATATAAAATATAGACCTAATTATATTGCACAAACAAGAACTATAAAAAATAATCCTAATAAATTTGTAGAGGACTTAAAATACAATGGAAAATGTGGGATAATTCATTATTGCAACCAACAAAATAAGACAATCAAACAAATACAAACCCTAGAAAAAAAATCGTACTTAGTACAAATTATTAAAAAATATAATATGCATTATTTTTTAATGGCAACTAATGAATTAAATGATGATGAGGCAGAATATATAGATATATCCTTAACCCATTATAGAATAGACAAAAAATATACAATTAAAAGGCTTTTAGAAATAATTGATAATTATAATAATAATGTATTTGGTATTTATCCTTTTAATTTTAATGTTCTAAAAAAAATAAAAAAAATGAATAATGAACAATTAAAAGAATTCTTTTATTCGGACAATTAGACAAATTTTATTAATAATAACCTTATATTTTTAATGCTCTTTTACCTTTACACGAAAAGCAACCAACTTGCATTTTTATTGACTATATAGTTAATGAATTGGCAA